TGAGGAACACCAGATAATCTTTTATTTCTCATACTAACCTTAACGGTTTGAGTTCCACTAATTGTTACACCAGTAGTATCAGTTATTTTTTCATACTTAGTTGTTACTACACTACCTAAAGAAAAATATCCATTTTGTGATGACTTATCAAATAACCACTTTCCACCCACTTTCTCTGCACCTGCACCCTCAGTTATTAAACCAATAGTAGGAGATCCTGGTCCATATACAGGACCAGTTCCAACAATCTTTTTAGTCTTTAGATCAGGAACCATAAATGTTCCCAAACTCTTTGTTTCTCCTAGTTTAGAGAATACATTATCTTGCGTAACATCATCTAATGATCCTTCACCATTAAAATTAAACTCCAATGAAAGTCCACTACCAGTACCTGCATTTTGTAGAGTAAATGTAGGATCAGATGAATATCTCTTTCCTAACGCAGTTGTACTTACAGCAGTAATAACACCAGTAGCATCTATAGTAAGATCTGCCTCAATAGTTTCTTTATCAGTCTCATTACCAGTTGGTGCTGTAAATGTAATGGTAACATTACCTGTTGTTGGATAACCAGTACCACCACTCACCAATTTTAATCCTGGTCTTGGTGTTCCACCATATTCACTACCAATTATTGTATATAATGCTGGATAATCTTCTATCTTATACTCCGATCCATCACAATATATGTACCCAGGATACTGATACTCAGGATTAATTCCTGTTTGAGCATTGCCAGCAGTTTCTCTAGTTATTTGTCCTGTTGTAAAATTATAACTGGGAGTAGTTGGTATAAATGAATTATCATGAACATCTGTAACTGCTTTCATGGTACTAATAATAGTACCAACCTCAGTGGTATCAGATGCCTTATCTGTATAAAAATTCTTTCTAATATTCCTGTAAGTAGGATTTGGTGCTATTGTCATGGATCAAATCTTTATTAGATATTCTAAAACTATAAATGGTGAAGTTACACTATCTACAGATACTGCATTATCAACAGCAAGAGTTAACTTTGTTTCTAAACTATCTGGACTTAATTCCAGAGCATTCGTAACCAATTTAAAACTATGAGTTCCTCTATCTAAATCTACCTTATGATAGTGTGATGTAGGATCAGTTGATTGAACTAAATCTGTACTTTCACTCATCTCATTAAACAAATTAGCATATATTCTGCTACTATCTGTATTTAGATTGCTATTAAATGGTACAACATCATGGCATGATGCATTCTTCCAATCAAGTGGAACACCAGGAGCACCCTGAAAATAAGTCTTAGGAACACTAGTGCTATCACTCAACTGCTGAGGCTGTGATGGAATAGAATCAAGATAACAACCAAACAATAATGTGTTAGTTCCAGATGTACTATACAAATTAATACCTGGTGATATTTTATATGGATCAGTGTTTACAGGAAAATTATTCCAATCAGTAGTTATTAAACATCTAGTTCTCCACTGATCTAGTAAAGTGTTACCATTATTATAACACTGTCCACCGTATGCTGTAGGGTCTATATTTCCAGCAAATGCACCAAAATAAAACTGCCTATTCTTCGCTATTATATTTGATGCTATTGCTCTACATGCAGGTTGTGAATTTCCTGGATATGTAGGTGGACTACCAGAAGTACCAGTTATAATACTATTATTTACCCAATCATCAATTGGTATTGTACTAGCATTCCAATAGGCAACTAGACCAATTGCTTGAGGATCTTTTACTATTGATGGTGATGTAGGATCTGTTTCAGCACCTGATTTAATTCTTGTCCTTACATGATTACCAAAATGCATATGTCCTGCAATCGCTGTATTATCAACAACATCAGAAATAGTTCTTTTTCCATCAGTTGTACCCCAAGTCCAAGCTGGTCTACCCTTAAGATCAATAACTTGACTAGGAACAGTAAATGTACCAGAATATGTTACATCAAGAGTTGTTCCTAATGTAGAAGTTGCCTCAATTCCAATACCAGAACGATTAACTTCAACATTTTGAGCATTTTCTACACGAATATTTTTATATACACCAGCATCAGCACCTGGTGTTGGTAATGGATACTTAGAACAGAGATCAGGAACAATAAACTGTTCATCGGTAATAGTTTGTAATGGAGTTGCACCAATATCCTTTCTAATGAATTTATTATTACTACCTGTTCCACATATAGCAGATAATGCAGGATAATCAACTGCATTATAAATTGTACCATCACATCTCAAATATCCAGATGGTAAATCTTTTTTATTTGATGGTGCATTAATATCAGGATTTATCTCAACTGGCCATACTATAATCTGACCTGTAAGATTTCCATATTTAGATCTTTCTTGAGAGTATAATTTTGCCATTAATATGCCTTAATAAGAAATACCACTACCATTGCTGGTTGATTTGTATCCACAATAATATTTAGAGCATCATTAAAGCTATCTGGGTTAACAGAACCAATACTTATATCATTTAATGGATATGTTGCAGGTGCATTTAAAGATCCTCTTCCCATCTGAATATCAAACGAACCATGATCATGTGATGTGAAAGCAGAGCTATTTGGATCATTATCTCCAAAACTACTTAAAGAACTAGCATATGTTCCTTGTCTGAAAGTTATAGTTCCTTGATAAGCAGCAGTGTTAATTGTATTAGCACTTATTTTAAGTTTATAAACCCAGTTAGTATCATCAGTACCAGTTCTTTCTATACTAGTAATATATGTTCCTTTTGCAAAACATTCACCATCTACCATCATCCAAGGATGAATCTTATCATACTGAAACCAATTATCTGGTGCAGTACCATGTGCAGTTCTAATATCTGTTCCTGCTGGTAGACTAAATTCATTTACACTAACAGGAACACTATCACCACCAGAGAAAGTAACATCAAAATAATTTACAGGATTTTCTGGATGATCTGCCAAATTATTATATGTTCCTTTATCATATCCATAAAAATTTCTTCTATTACCAAAAATCATTGGTCTAGGAAATAATCCTCCCCATGCAGGTACTTGGTGAGCTTTTGATGGAGTATAAGAAAAATTATTAGTAAAAGAATTAGTAGTGTAAAAATCAGCAGTAAAACTAGCTGCTTTAGGACTATTTCTAGTTGCAGTACCGTCATGCCAATCATTTGCAGGAACTTGTGACCAATAATCCTTTCCAGCATCATTAGCAAAATCATGGAATTGACCTGCATCTGGTAAAGTATGCTCATGTTGGTCATCACCATAATAAGCTAACAATGTTCTACCACCACTCCAATCTGGTGATTGTTCAAAACTTGGTTGTATGTCACAAGTATGGTTCTGTGATACAACAGCTGAGCAAGTTGGGTGAGGTGTACTACCAGAAATAGCCATCTGCCTAGAAGTAAAATTCTGAGGTCCAAAGAATTGTGACCTTGCAGAGTTATATGTTCCTGGATGACTATGACCAGGAGTATGGTTAATTCCTAATTTTCTACCCAAAGTTGTTATAGTAGCATTAAAATCAGGATCAGTAATATTCATATTAGTGAGTTTACCTGATAATTTTAAATTAGGATCAGATAAAGCAAGATCAATATCTGCATTAGCAGACCAACTAGTTTTAATTACTTGAGTTGTACCAAAACCTACTATATAATCACCAAATTTTGTTCCAACAGCATCTACAACAGTATCAGTAACATTACCTTGTCCATATTGATATTTTGTTTCATTTAAATCTGCTGGTTCAAGGTCACGCATACATCTATTGGTCAACTTAGGAAAGAAAAATTCACCAGAGTAAATGGGAAAAGTACCAGTACCAGTGCCACCATAAGTGTTACCAATCTCAGAGAACAACAATGGATACTCAGCAGCATCTGCTGATTGTCCATTACATACTTCCCATCCTTTAGGAATATTTGATGGTAAAAAACCTTTACTACCATCACCAGCCCACGGTATAATTGCACCGATTCGGGCTGTCTTCATCGTTTTTATAGAGTTATAGTATTGTGCCATATCCTTATAATTCTGCTAACCACCAACCACGAAGGTTGTTTGGAATTGATGATGCATTAGGATCTCCTGCTGCATCTGTTGCACCCACGTAAATTAATCCGAATGATGCGTTTCTTGTTTGAACAATCATTTCACCACTATCCCAAGCAGTAGTCAATTGACCAGCACCTGACTGAATCTTAGTACCAGTAGTATCACCTTGAACAGCAGTTGCTACACCACCAACTTTAAGTGCTCTTATAACGATACTTGTGTTGTAAGTAGCAGTACCAGCAACCTCAACAAATCTGATTACATCACCTGTTTCGGCAGTTTCTGGTAGATAAAGAACCATGTTAGTTCCTGAAGGATTATTCAATAGATAATTATTATTTGGTTGTAAAGGAGCACCCTGTGTCTGTCCTATACCAGTTGCTGATTGCTCAACATATGTATATCTACGTCCACCATTTCTAGTGAAGTAACGACTAATACCAAATGCATCAACAGAACCATCCTGATAAATCAAGAAGTCTTTAGGACCAGCAGTTCCACCAGAACCAGCACCACCTAAGTTATCAACATGGAATATTGGTTGTGATGATGAACCAGTGTCTGACTGATCAACCCTACCCTTAACATATAATGGAGTTTGAATTGCAGGAATAGAACCAACTGATAGATCACCAGTACTAGATTCTACTTTAAATTTAGTATCAACTGAACAAATACCATTTGCTTCACAAGATTCTTCAGTGATGAATAAATCACCACGAAGTTTCATCTGACCATTGAAGAAGATACCATTTGTACCTGTCTTAGGATCAAGACTTGCAGGGTCAGAAGGGTGATTATCATCGTTAGAGACGTTAAACAATAATGTCTGCCCATCAGAACCATACATTCTAAAGTTACCACTGTATAGTTCAAAGTCATCATGGATAGTTAATGCACCACCACCAAAGAACTTATTCCTAACAACAGATCCACTAGCAGTTGTGCCTGTTACAACTGACTTAGCATACTTAGTACCATCAGATGCAGGGTTACCATCAATACTATCTGCATAGAACCATTCAATATCAGTACCAGTTGTGATCTTGAAGAAATGATCTGTATCAAGTTTATCTGAAATCAAATCAGAATTCATTAACTTAACTACAATCTTCTTAGGATTAGTATTTGGAGATGGAACCTGAGTTCTATCTATTACCTGAGAAAGTACAGTAGAATTAATATACTTCCTAATCTTTCTAACTTGAACACCTGATGACCACTGGTTCTTAACAGCAGTTCCTTCAGATCCTCTACCACCACCAGGATATGTAGAATTAGTTCCACAATTCAAGTACCACTGTCCGCCAGTTTGAGTAGCAGCAGATGTTAACTGAATGATTTCCATTTCATTGGAACCATCCTGAACCATGATTAAATCACCAATACTAAATGCAGCATTATTACCAGCAATAGGAATTGCTGTATCATTATTAGTAAATCCAGCAGTTGTAGTTGTTATAGGTCCATTAGACTGTAGTGTCCACTTATCATATCTGTATGTCTGGACTACACTAGTTGTTGTGTGTGCAACAACATTTGATCCCCAGTAATCAGAAAGTGCAAAGACACTACCCTGAGTGCTACCCATCAAGGTATCACCATTACACATGTTGACATCATATACTACACCAAGAGCATTCTTGAGTGTAAAGTGATCATCTATTGTTGGATCAGGACTTGGATATATACCTGCTGTGCCACCACAAGCACCGACCAAATTCAATGTACCATTAACAGTAGTTGTGTTATTATTAATAGTAACATCACCAGTTACAGAATTAACTTCAAATACTGTAATCTCAGTACTCTGACCACAATCCTTCTTAATCTTAAATGACTTAGCAACCTGAGTTATAGCAGACTTAAGTTCAAAAATTTCACCGTCATCAAATATGCCATTAGCAGGGTTTGATGTATCTCTACGTGAGATGATTACATAATCACCTGGAGCAGTAGCACTAATATAAGCAGCATTACCAACTGTTTGTCTTTCTGTCCTACCTGTTAAACTACCACCAAATGTTGATAGGTAAACATTATCTTCTGTACCTGAATTATCAATTCCTTGAGTAATCCATGTAGAATCATACTGTACGTTACACTTGAAGATAGCAGTCTCATCCTTATGTTCTGTACTTGTTGGAGCGAATGTTCCAAATGGATTTCTCTCAACCTCAATCCAGTGATCTGATGCATCGTTAATCTTAACAAGACGAGTAACCTTAACAAATTCAACATGTTCTGTTCCTGCCTCAACAGTATCAATAAGAAGAATATCATTCTCATTATAGTACTGATTACCTTGAGCATCAAAAGGTCTTCTCTTAATTGGTAAGTAGTACTTATTAGTACCTGCCAAGTCTGGGAAGTTAGCAACAGGCATTCCAGGAGGAGTAGCCTGATAGTTTATAAAACCTGTTGTTCCTGCATTACCACCCCAAGTACCAAGAGCACCAGTATCAATCTTATTCCACTCACCTGTTGTTACTGCTGTTTCAGCAAATGCAGCAACAGTAATCAAATCAACATTCTTATTGAATAGGTTGTTACCTAAAATACCACTTGTGTGTGATTCAATTGCAGTACCTGCTTGTGCTCTCAATCCAACGAATGAGTATGAAGCATAACCACCACAAAGGGTCATATCAGAATTGAATCTTGAAGTACCATTGACTACAAGATTATTCTGAATTGTAGTAGTACCACCCTGACCAGCAATCTTAAGTTCAGATGCATTAGTAGCAAAGTTAAGTATGCTTGTAGCACTATTACCAGATAAGAAATCAAAAGTTCCTGAAGGAGACTCAAACTTAGT